AAATGTAATTTTATGTCCGTCTCCGTATTTAGTACAGTCTACTCTTACTATGTTTACTAAATATTGACCGTAATTAGTACTTGCTGAAATACTTGTTTGACTTGCTGCATAACCTACATAACCCATAGTAGCATTTACTGCTATGTAAGGTAAAACTCCTGCAGTGTTATTAGGAACATATATATAATACACATTTAAACTATTAGGGTCAGTGTTTAATAACCAACGAGGTCTATTAGAAAAAGGTACTTCTGGATTTGCTCCTTCCATAAAAGTACCGTAAGCATCGTAACCTATGTCAGTAAAAGTAGTTCCATTAATTAATGCGTCAGCACTAGTGTAAGCATTTACTACCGTAGATATTGATAAAGTTTGAGCAGTATAAGTTCCATTAAAAGTAATAGTTAAAAAGTCTAAACATAATTCAGATATTTCAAATAATACAATTGCATTAGTACTAGTGTCTTTTCTTAAAACATATTGAGGAGAAGCTGCTCCATTTATTGTTATTGAACAAGTTGCATAAGCTGCGTTTGTTCCTGCAGTTATTGTTTTATATTGAGGGCTTCTTAATGCTATTGCTGCCATTATGATATTATTATTATTAAATCGTTACTTGAATCTACACTTTCGAAAGCCAATTTTATATCTCTTCCTAGTGCGTCTTCTAAATCTGTTTCTAGTTCTCTAGTGTATTTATTAAAAGGAGCTGAGAAGAAATTACTAGCTTGTAATCCTGTTAAATATATACTTCTTGTTATTAAATACTTTGCTGATTTTTGTGTTATAAATCTTCCTGTTTTTGGGTCTCTTCCTTTTATCGGTTTTCTATCTACCCATTTACTAATACCCTCTCTTAACCCTCCTTTTTTTCCTGAGCCTGTTCCAAACTTGTAAGGACTCATAGGAGCTTTGTTGTACCTCTTTAGAGAATTAGAAGGCATCTTAGAAGGAGCTGCTCCCTGGACTCCTTTATCATAAAACGTTGCGTAATTAGTAGCTTTAAAATCTAGTTCTATATTGTCAGAAACTTCTGAAATATTATAATCTAAACTATTATATATTTCTCCATTTGCATTCCCTTTATTAGATAAATTATTTTTAGCTTCAGATATTACATTTAAAGCAAACGCTTCTAGTATTTTATTTACTTCTGCTAACATATATAAATATCATTTTCTACAGTTATGTTTACATTCATAGCCCATCCGACAAGTTCGTTTTCAAATCTATCAAAAAATGGTTCAAAGGTTACATCAGTACTTACCTGGTACATATCGTTAAATAAGTTTCCAGACCTCATTTGTTCTACAAGTTTATTACCTACTCCTAGCTGAGTATTAAGAATATCCATTTCATCTGTATTGCCAGTAAATTGATCTACTACTACAGCTTTGTTTATGTCTATTATATCCATTAGAAGTATAGTCATATTGTATGTCATTACTTGTCCGCTTTGAACTACGTTATTCATTATAATATGAGACAAAGGAAATATAGTTTGCTTTCTTAAATCTACTTGAGATATGTCTCCAAATGTAACTGTCTTTACAAAAGGGCTTTTTAAAAGCTCCTCTTCTAGTTTAGACATTATTAAATAGTAACTTCTTATACCTCTTTTATTACTCATCTTTTTTTAATTTTAGATACCTGTACAGTATTTTTTTCTTTTATATACATTAATGCACTTAAACATTTATGGAAATTAACTTTAGTAACCTCATCTAGTTTAGTTACGTCTTCTTTTGCGAGTCTCCAGATAGAGTGATACCATCCATACTTAACATTGAAGTTAGCTTCTCGTGATAAATCTGCGTCTTCGGATTGTTCAAAGAGCTCTTCATAACTTTCACTAAGTCCTTTTCTAAAGTCCAAAAAAAAAGCATACAGCCCATTACTAAATTTAATGGCATACGTTTCATTACTTCCCAATAAGAGTCCCCTTTATAGTCTTCGATTTCATAACTACCTTTATAGTTTTGTAATACTGGTCTATATAAAACTGCCATAGCTTTATGCATTTGCTGCCAGTCTACTATATAAGTATCTACGTCTACATACTCTCCAAAAGTCATATCGTCTAGCTGAGGAATAAAACCAAATTCCATATTATCAAAACGCCATCTACTAATTAGCTGCGGCTTTTCATTTAGTGCTTTATTGATTTGGTCGCATATACTAAACACATCACTCATTTTCAGTTTCAAAGAATTGTCCGCAGGAAGACCGCAAAATATTTCTAGCATCTTTAGAGCTATACTATCTTCTGTTAAATCTTCGTTAGAACATTCGTCTAAAAACCTTTGGTATTGGTCTAGAGTTATGTCTTGCATTCTAGTAGGTACTTTGACTTTTAATTCCATATACTTATATAACGTTAAAATTAATTTTTTTCACAAAAAAAAGAGTAGCCTTTCGACTACCCTAATTTAAACAACTTAACTAACTTACCAAAACTTTGGCTTTACAGTGTATCCTATCCTACTATTATGAAATACAAAACTATTACAACAAAACATATAAACGCAGTCTTTAATACTCGAAAAGTTGTTCTTTCTCTTCTTGGGCTTCTTCCTTGGTTACTTCTATANTGTCTCATNACTCTATTTTTATTATGATTAGACCATTCTTTATTAGTCATTAAGATATAAATAATGTTTCAAATACATTATACAAAAGTTTTGTACAAGTCATTAAAGTTACTATAGCAAATGTAAAAGCAAATACTATAGCTGTAAATTGAATTACTAGTCCTGACCAGTAACTAAGGAAGTTATCTATTTTTTCTCTGTTCATAATTTTTATAATTCTTTTCTTATAATTTTACCTTCTAGGTCTACTATAGTGTATCCGTGAAATACTAAAAGATCAACAGCTTTTTTAATATTCTTTACTTTTTCCTGGATTCTATAGTGTTCGAATATTTCGTTTGATATTGGCATAATTATTTTTTTTGAGTTAATTCGGGAAGACCCCATTGGTTATAAGTAAGTTCTAAGTCTAAAGGAACTCCGCAGTCTTCTCCTTCACATTTAAAATTGTCTATGTGATTATCGTGTCCGCAAAGTTCGCAAGGCTTATATTCTTTTCTCATAACTTAAAGTTACTAAAAGTTATTGACATTACCAAATAGTATATAAACAAAAAAAACCAGCCCTCTCGACAAGACTGGTTTACAAGAGTTGTAAAAGACGTTACTCTTACATATTTTAGTTGCATTGTAACCTCATTATGTTTTAAAAACAATTTTTGTTACATTCAATCCCTCTGTCATCCTACAACTTAAACATAGTTTATATCACTTCAACTCTTTACGCTTTCTCGAATTAGTTTTAATCTTTTCCGATTATACGTTTGCAAGGTTACAAGTTTTGTAGATTTTCGAGTCTACGCCACCTGACGCTTACTGTTTTTAAGTTTTATCATTTCAGATAATATTGGTTTAAATATAGTTTGCTGAAACTTTATAATAGTCAGCATATTATCTGCTATCTCATCTTTTTTAAAAGCGAAGTATTTTCTACATAATTCTAAATACTTTTTGTCTTTAATACTTTTATTGTTTAATACATAAATAAAAGATTTAAGCATAAAAATTGCAGCTTCTGGATTTTCTTTTAGGTCTTTTCTAAAAGTGTTACTCGGATTCATTTTAAAAGTCATAGGTTAAAGTTTAAAGGTTATACATTTATTACACTACGAATATATAAAGTATGTGTGCAGTAGACGTGCACACTTATTTCCAGAACTCTACTTTGCCGCACTTAGTACAGTAGAAATAAAAACCATTTTGTAATGAACCAGTAGGAGTCATTGGTATTTTACAAGCTCTACAAGTTTTACCTGATTGCGTACTTTCCATAATTAGGTCTTGCTAGTTTATTATAAATTCCGTATCTGAGGCTGTCGCAAAAATGGTTAAATTTATCTTCAGGTTGGTTAAGGATATTTCCGTTCTTGTCTTCTTTCCATTTATAATTACGAAACTCTTTAATAGCGTTTAGACTATTTTTCTTAACGTGAATAGTATATCTCTTTAACATATCAAT